GCTGTTGCGAAGGCTCGGGAGCAGGGCGTTGACGCGCTAGCCGAGGAGGCGTTGGCGATGGCGACGGACCCGCTGATGGTGGAGGACGTGTACGAGCGCTATGACAACGACGGGAACCTGCTGAGCATGGACGTGAAGAAGGGGGATGCGGTGTACGCGAGGAAGCTGGCGGTGTCGACGCGGCTTGACCTCCTGAAGAAATGGGCGCCGGAGAAGTACGGCGACAAGGTGGAGGCGAAGACCGACAGCTCTCTTGCCTCCCGCATCCTTGCCGCCAGACAGCGCGTGGCGGGGAAGTAGCTCATAACGCTCGGCAAAGCCCTACAACGACGCCAAGAGGGACGAGAAGTGAAACCGTCTTTCCTGTGAAGCAGGGGTTTTCTGCGACCAATGTTGTTTCACCAAAATCGTTAATTAAAACTTTTCGCACGCCTACGACGCAACGGCCGTCAATACTCATTTTTGCAAAAACGTATTCCCCAGAAAAAGGGCTCCTCGGCTTGTTTTTGAAAATGGCATTTTCAAAATGTGAAATAAAGACAATATCTTTATTCAAAATTTTTGGAGCCATGGAGTCCCCGATTATTTCAAACGCGATTATGTCCGCGCCTTCAACACCGCAAGGGCGGTGGATCCACTTCTCAACTGCGAAGCCAGACAGACCTGCGGGCGCGTCGTAATCGTTTGTGAAAAGACACATGACAGAGGGATCGATGGCGTCCGCGTCCGTAATTTTCACGAGAGGAATTAGTTCTGATTTTTCTAATGGAGCGCTTTTACGTGCGGGTATGACTTCGCCAAACAAACCCTCCTGATTGGGTTTTGTAAAAGACGGGTTTCGCAAATCCTTTTCAAGCAGGTCAAAAGGCTCGACATGGAAGTAGTCTGCCAAGCTTCGCAGGGTTCTAGCCCTCGGTTGGCGGCTATTGGCCGGGTCGGCCAGACGATAAACGGTGGAAGGGTCTATGCCGGTGTTTTCCGCGAGCGCTATGAGGGAGAGGCCCCTCTGAGTGGAAAGGAAGGAGAGGTTATCTGCAAGGAAAGTTTGTTTATTCGTCATGATGGGTCTCCTATAAGGCCATAGAATTGTATATTTTTCCTTTGTCGTGTATAGTGTTGCATACTATTGTAAAGCAACCCTATGCAAGAGGACTACATGAACAACCGAACTATTCCAACCTGTCAAGAGATGATAGGGTACTTAACGTCCACAGGGGTGTCGTATACAGATATGGCGCGCGCAGTAGGGTGCCATTGCTCTACGATTGTTCGCCTTCGTGACCGATCCGATACGACGCCGCGGCAATACGTGATTGACGGGTTGTACAAGCTCTATGTCAAGCGAATGTCCGAGATCGCCCCTCTGGCCAAGAAAGTAGAGGAGCTCGGGTTATGACCTCGTTCATCCGTGAGAAAGGGCCGAGGCTCGTCGAGACCGGCTACCCCGTGGTTCCGTTGTCGAAAGGCAAGAAGCATCCGACCACGCCCAACTGGCAGAACTCTCCGCTCACCGCCCAGGCTTGCCGACAGCGGCCGGAGGGTGAGGGCGTCGGCGTGCTGTGTGGATACGGTGACACGCCTATCTGCGCCATCGACGTTGACTTTCGCGGAACCGACGCGGAGGCGAAGGCGCTTTTTGACGCTCTCTGCAAGGCTTACCCTGCGTGCGCGATGGCCGTTTACCGTGTCGGTCGCGCCCCGAAGTTTGCGCTCCTCTTCAGGGCTGAAGGCCGTTGGCTGAAGCAGACGACGCTTGAGTACGTCAAGAACGGGGACGAGTCCACGAAGTCTCAGTTGGAGGTTCTGGGCAAGGGGCAGCAGATTGTTCTGTACCACATCCACCCGGAAACGGGGCTCCCCTACAGCTACCCGGATGCTTTTTTCTCAGGGGAGCCTGTTGACGTTCCGGCTGCCGAGCTCCCTTTGATGACGTATGAGGGCGTTCAGACGCTCTGCGACGCATTCGAAAAGTTCGTTGAGAGCAACGGGTGGGCGCCGGTCAAGGGTAGTGAGCGCACGATTGCCGTCGATGCTGACGAAGCCCTGGCGGAAGAGCTCGTACCGAAGCGCCCGATCGGGCTCACGATCGACCAGATTCGCAAGCTGATGGCGCCGAGAGTGGAGTCGTGGGGTTCCTACACCCCGTGGTACCAGGACGGCATGCGCATCCACCACGAGACGTCTGGGTCGCCTGAGGGGCTTGCCCTCTGGGATGAGCTTAGTCAGCAGGCCGCCAAGTATGACGGTTTCGCTGAAGTGGAGAAGAAGTGGGCTACGTTCAATAACCGTGGCCTGCGTTCGCTCACGATGTGGCCGATCGCTCGGGAAGCGCGAATGGTCATCGCGAGAGCGGAGGCTTTCACGGAAGACGGGCTTCTGTGCCGTGTGCTTCGCGACTGGGGCGATCACCTCCGCTATGCGCCACAGGCAAAACGCTGGTACTACTTTGAGCCCGCTACGAGGCAATGGGACCGCCTCGGGCCGGAGGCTTCGATCTGCACAAGGATTCGTGACGAGATCTTCAATTCGCTTTTGACAGAGGAGATCAAGGCAGCGAGGGATGCTGGGGATGAAGCCCGAGAAAAGGCGGCGGCCAAGTTCCAGCTGCGCTGTCTCGACGGCGAGAGCGCCATGCTGGACAAGCTCCTGAAGAACCTGACCCGCACGCGTGAGCTCTACGTCGATGAGAACGACATGGACGCGATGGAGGAGTTCATCGCGGTCGAGAACGGACTCGTGAACCTGAAGACGAGGGATCTGGTGCCGAATGCACCAGATGCCCTGATGGTGAAGTACTGCAATGTGCGGTACGACCCGAGTGCGGACTGCCCCACCTGGCGCAAGTGCGTTTCCACATGGTTCGGAAACGAAGAAGTGGCGTGGTACATGCAGAAGGTGCTTGGCAAGATGCTGGCAGGCCGACCGGATGAGGAGGCATTTTACCTGCTCATTGGCGACGGAGCCAACGGTAAGTCAAGTTTTCTTGAGACGATTAGTGAGGTGATGGGCGGCTACTCGAAGGCGTTGAGCGATGAGACCGTCATCGGCCGCAAAGGCACGCCGGCAAGCGGGCATCGTGCGGACATCGTGCGTCTGCAGGGGGCCAGGTTCGTGTACTGCTCCGAGACCGGGAGCGGGGAGTCTTTCCGCGCAGCGGACTTGAAGCGTATTTCCGGTGGGGACAAGATCTCTGCTCGAGGCGCGTATGCCGCCGAGGTGAAGGAGTTTCCCGCCAGATTCACGCTTTTCATTGCCACCAACTTTGCGCCGAACATGCAGGGGGCGGACAACGCCATGCGCCGCCGCATTCGTCTGATCGACTTCCCGCACGACTTCGAGAACGATCCCAAGTATCGCGCCATGCGCATCAAGGGGCTGTCGCAGGTGCTTAAGGCGGAGCGCTCGGGCATTTTCAATTGGCTTCTAGAGGGACGAGACGGAGAGCTGAAGGAGGGACTTGTGGTGCCGAAGTCGGTGCAGGACGCGTCGAACGCCTATGTCGACTCGCACGATCTGGTCACCCAGTGGTTTGATGAGCGGTGCGAGATCGGGCGCCCGGAGAAGGAGAACGATCCGTCGACGAAAGAGTTGTTCGAGAGCTATTGCCAATGGCTTGAGAGCATGAACGAGTCGACGTTCGATGCGCGGCCTAGGATGTTGACCGAGCGGCTAAAGAAACTCCTTGCGAGGAGGGGCGTGTCGTTTCGACTTCGCAAGAGCGACGGCAAAGCTCTGGCAGTAGGCATTCGGCTGAAGAGCGCCGTCGACCTGGACCAGCCCGCTCAAGACGACTTCGAAGACATTCCCTAACCAACCGACCCTCGGCTTCCTTTCCGACGTCGGGGGTCTTTTTCCAAGAGGACATTTTTCTATGAATGAACTGTCAGACGACATTGCCGAAGAGCTGGCGCGAGGGTACGACGACCCTCTGCGCTTCGTGCTTTGGGCGTTCCCGTGGGGCGAGTCGCCCGAGCTGTCGATCGTACCGCTTCCCGAGCCTTGGGCTTCGAAGTACCCGGGGAGCAAGTTCGGGCCGGACAAGTGGGCGTGTGAGGTCTTGGACGAGATCGGGCAGCAGGTGCGCGCAAACGGTTTCGACGGGATCCATGCCGTCAAGCCCATACGTCTTGCCGTTGCGTCAGGCCACGGCATCGGTTCGGATATGTGATGAGCCGTCTGAGTCCTTTTCCGCAGTGGTTCTGCGGGGTACCGAAAGGTGCTAACGGGGAAGCCTCTCTGAGGTAATCCCGTGGGAAGCCCGAACGATCGGGAACCTGTATCGACTATTCCTCGGAAGGGAAGTAGGGCTGAATTAACCTCAGCTCGAAACGGGACTCCCCGCAATGCGGGTAAGAGATAGTCAGTGCCTCTGGCGACAGGGGATAAAACGAAATCATTTTTGACAGCCTGCCTCGTGATCTGGATCCTCGCCACTCGTCCGAACTGTAAGGGCGTAGTGACGGCGAACACTGCGGCGCAGTTGAAGACGAAGACCTTCGCGGAAATCTCGAAATGGCTGCGCCGATCCATTGTCGCCGACATGTTCGAGATCAAGGCGGAGTCCATCGAAGCGAAGGAAGCTCCTGAGTCGTGGCGCGTCGACGCGCAGACGTGTAAGGAAGAAAACTCCGAATCGTTTGCGGGCCAGCATTCTGCGTCCTCTACGTCCTTTTATGTAATGGATGAGGCCTCAGCCGTCCCCGACGTGATTTGGGAAGTGGCGGAAGGCGGTCTGACCGACGGTGAGCCGATGATGTTCGTGTTCGGCAATCCGACGCGAAACACAGGGCGTTTCCGCGAATGCTTCGGGAAGCGCAAGAACGTCTGGAGCACTCGTCAGATTGACAGCCGAAGTGTGTTCATCACGAACAAGGAGCAGATGGAGGAGTGGCGCAAGGAGTATGGCGAGGACTCGGACTTCTTCAAGGTGCGTGTGAAGGGTGAGTTCCCGAGTCAGTCCGACAAGCAGTTCATCCCGTCGGGCCTTGTGATGGGGGCGGCGAGGCGAGACATGCCGCACAACGCGGCGACGTGCGCGATCATCGGCGTGGACGTGGCGCGCTTCGGTGATGACGACAGCGTGATTTACACGCGCATCGGCAGGGGTTGGCTCCCGATCAAGCGCTTCAAGGGGCTCTCCACAACGCAACTCGTGGCCAAGGTGAAGCAGCACTTCGACGAAGTGAGGGCGCTCGGGTTCCCGAGAGACCGCATCTACATCAACGTCGACGAAGGGGGTGTCGGCGGTGGCCCGAAGGACCAGCTTCGCGACGACGGGTACCCCGTGCGCGGCATCCAGTTCGGTGCGGGTGCGGACGATCCGAAGACGTACGCCCGTCTCC